GGTGGTAAGACTACATACCAAAGAGCTAAGGAATACTTTGGATGGGGTCAAGGCGGTGGTAGCAGTGAAGGCGGTAGTAGTGGTGGTAGTTGGTTTAGTGGGCTTGGCGATAGTATGAGTGGTCTTGGTGATTGGCTGACTGGCCCTGCTAGTCAAAGACAATCCATTGCTCAGAAGTTGATGGGCAGCAACGATATGCCAACAACATACTCTGGTACTGTGGATCGCGGTAATACAACAAGCGAGCCTGCTAAGATTGACATGGGTGGATTCACCTTGCAACTCAACATGGAAGGCATCAGTAACCCTAAAGAGTTTGCTGAGAAACTACAACCTGAACTACAACCTATGTTCGAAGCGTCTCTGAGAAATGCTCTTGGAGCAGCCAGAGCACAACAAGCAGAGAGGCAATAATGGCTATCGTACTCCGTAGAGCTAACGGAGACATTATCTGGTTTGACGCAATCACACAGTATGATACAACATACTCTGCGTCTGTAACGAAACATCCCGTCTCTTCTGGCGGGTATGTTTCTGACCACACAACCATTGATAACGTCATCCTGAATATCTCGGGGATTTTCTCTGATGCAGACTTTAATATCTCTCGACAATTGATTGAGGTTAAGGGTGCTGACGGTAAGGCAATCTCCAAGAACAAACAATACACGAACAACACTCAAACTGTATACCCAGTGTCTATCAATGAAACTTCTAGCATTAACAGAATTCTGCCAGAGGTTATTGCACAGTTTACTAAAGACTCGATTCCCACTGCTTTCGTAACTCCACAAGAGAAAGCGAAGACAGCACTTGCTGTAAAGTTCAACCTGATTGATATGTGGCGTACACGTGAAGAGTTCCAAGTGCTGGACATTATCGACAACTCTGTTGTTGAGGAATTCAGTCCCTGTGTCTTCACTAACATCACATTTAGAGAAGATGAATCAACTGGTGAAGGTGTGTTCCCGCAGATGACAATTGAGCAAGTGACTTTCACAGACTTGCAAGAAATCAGTGTTAAGGTGAAGACCTCCAACAAAGGTCGCAAAACTGGCAGCATCACCAAGAAGACTGGTGCTCAAGCTCAGGCTGCACCTGACCATACACCTAAAACATACACTAAAGAATCGAGCAGTTCGTGGAAGGCTCCCACAGGCGCCTAACTAAGAGGATAAACAATGACTACTACAGTATCTATTGAAATGCCTCTGTATTCTGATTTGAAGTACCGCTACGGACTGGCTCTTGAGGGCCAGTCTTTGCAGTTCACATTCTACTGGAATACAAGATGCTCTCAGTGGCACATGGATATGAGGAAAGAAGACCAGACGCCAGTGTTGCTGGGCTACGCACTGGTTCCTCAATACCCAATGGCAGTTGACTACAACTTGGAAGACGTTGGCCTAACTGGTTACTTCCTGTTGCTTCCAGTCAACGCCACTATCTCCAGCAAAATTACTGAAGAATCCAGCATCATGCCTGAGTTCTTCAATCTCTTTTACGTCTACAATACGGAGTGATATATGGCACAGAAGGATAGAGTATTCTCCTTGAAAATTGGAGATTACCAAACAGGTAATGGCCTGTTGATTGAACACCCTCTTAGGGATGGTGACGGCAATCTTTATGACAACGTTTGGCAAATCACTTTCGATGTTTCCAAGAGTGCTGACAACAAACGTAACAACGGCAACTCGGCTGCAATCGAGATTTACAATCTATCCGACTCCCAGATTCAACTCCTTGAGAGCGACTACCTTGAGGTAGAGTTCTCTGTTGGTTACAGAGATTCCGGTGCTCACACAATCGTTGTGGGCAACGTGACTGAAACTTCTACAGTGAAGAGTGGTAACGACTACATCACACAACTGAGGATCGGAGAAGGATACACAGCACTCAACCATGAACAACTTTCTAAAATGGTGAGCCCCGGTAAGACAGTGGGTGATGTGCTTGAAGAGATTCGTGAACAGATGCCGGGTGTTAGTCGTGGTGCTTACACTGGAACAAACCTGAATAACCCAATCGTATTCGGCTGGCGTTTGAAAGGAAGCCCACGTGAAATGCTGATGAAGCTTTGCGAGGCAAACAACCTAGAATACAACATCAATGCTGGTGTACTGAACGTCTCGGAAGAGAACGGACTTCTGACCAAGGATACACAACTAGCCCCTGTTCTGAATGAACACACAGGATTGATTGACCTTCCATTCTATACGTCTGAAACAGGGCGTAAGCCTAAGAAGGATAAGAAGCGTCGTCGTGGCGTACAGTTTAGAGCATTGCTGAACACTGACATTGTTCCCGGTAAAATCGTGAAGCTTGAGTCTAAGTGGATCACTGGATTTTATCGTGTGAATACTGCCCGATTCTCTGGAGACTTCCGTGGGAACGACTGGTATGTCGAGTGCTTCTGTTCTGAAATTCAAGCGGAGGACTTGGTATGATTTTTGAAGATTTGATGGACATTATCCGAACACAACACAAGATTGACATGGCAGATATCCATACAGCCATTCCTTGTAAAGTGGTTAATGTCTATAGCAATAACCAACAACAGAAGGTGGATGTTCTTCCTTCGATTGACAACCTGATGAAAGATGGCTCTGGTGAACCGGGTATGCAAATCCTTGGTGTCCCAATTATCTTTCCGGGTAGTTCTGCAACACTAATCAGCTTCCCAATTAATCCGGGTGACACTGTAATGTGTATCTTCTCCCAACGATCTATGGACAACTTCAAGATCGGCAACGGAGAACCAACAACAGCAAACGACTATCGTAAATTCAGTGACCAAGATGCTGTCGCCATTCCCGGCTTGTTCCCATTCGGTAAGAGTTTGAACAACCCACAGACACGTAAGTTTGCACACGACTCCAACCGTGATCTGTGTATCGCCCATAACATTGGCTCTGGCACAGAAGTAAACATCATGCTTAAACAGTCTGGTGACATGATCATCAACACTGAAATGGCTGTGACAGTCAACTGCAAGACTGGTGTGATGAATGCCACTGAGTCTTATACAATCAATACCCCAACAATGAACATCAACGCTGATACCACAAACTGGGTTGGAGATATTATCCAAAGCGGAAACTACAACCAGACAGGCAACTACACAATGACTGGCGTTGCAACCTTCAACGGTATCGACTTCGCTACCCACAAACACTTGGGCGTTACTCCGGGGTCTGGTACTTCTGGCATCGCTACAGCGTAAGGAGACACAATGGACTTGCTACTTAACACAGACACTGGCGACCTTGTATTCATCAATGGTCAATGCCCAGTTACACAACTACAAGCAGACGTTGTTGCCCAGCGTCTGCGTATCACGCTTTACACATTCTACGGTGAGTGGTTCTTGGACGATACGATTGGTGTTCCATACATCCAACAAATCTTCACCAAGGTGAGTAAGAAGAGTACGGTTGATTTGATTTTCCAAGGAATCATTTCTGCTGATCCGGGTGTTATCGAAATCTTGAGTTTCACTTCTAGCATCAGTCCACAGCGTGGTTACACAATGACATTCTCGGTAAGGGTTGCTGACAACACAGAATCCCTGCCAATCACACTTTCTATCGGAGGTTCTTAATGGCCGGTCTTTCTCGCCAAGGTCTTGAAATCAAAACGCTGGATGACGTTCTGACAGATTACAAGACAACTGCTGCATCCATCTTCTCTGACTTGGTTCCTGCTGGTGACGTTGTTGACGTAACTGACAACGGTGCCCTTGGTCGTATGATCGGTGTTATCGCTCCTGCCGAGGCATCCCTCTGGGAGGCGCTACAACAGGTCTTTGACAGCTTTAACCCAACAACTGCTATCGGTGTGGCACTGGATAACATCATCGCCCTGAGCGGTATTACACGCCTTCCAGCACAAGCAACACGCGCTCAAGTAATCCTTGAAGGTAGTTTGAACACTATCGTAAGCTCCCCACAAGGTAAAGCTTATAGTTCCAGTACCCAGCGTGTATTCTCCATTCTGAACCCTGTGACACTTAATCTGCTGTCTGCCTCTGGTGTTGGTGTTTATCCAACTATCGTTGCGGATAGCACAGTGTACAGATTCAGCTACAGCACGGATGGTGTAAACTTCCTTGATGCTGAGTACACATCGCCAGCGTCTGGAACAACTGCCCAAGTGATTCTTGACGGAGTGCAACAAAAAGTTGAAGATTTGTTCTCTGCCACCTTTACAACTTACCAAAGTGATGGTAGACTATACATTACTAGGACTGATCCTTTCCAAGTGGCTGACTTCGATGTGAGTGTAAGCTTGCAGGTACAGAAGGTTAGAAAGCTTGGCATCGTTATTGACGATGTGGTTGGACCCTTCCCGCAAGAAGCTCTGGCAATCGACACAATCTCTGTACCCATCGCTGGATGGGATACTGTTATTAACCCTGTGGCTGCGACTACAGGACGTTTGACTGAGACAGATGAAGAGCTTCGTGAACGTTTCCGCAACAGCAAATTCTTCCAATCTCAAAACATCGTAGAAGGTATCCTCGACGCTCTAAGAAACGTCGCAGGCGTTACTGACGTTGTTGTTTATGAGAACGACACTGACGCTGTGGATACTCTCGGTGTTCCGGGTCACAGCTTCTTGCCAATTGTTTTGGGTGGTCTTCCATCTGACATTGGACAGTCTATCTGGGATAACAAGCCAACAGGTATTCCATCTGTAGGAAATACAACCGTTCAGATTGCTGACAGCCAAGGATTCCTTCACAATATTTCTTACAGACAGCCAGATGAGGTTCCAATCTACATTACAATGGAGATTGAAGACCTTGGTGGGATGCCGGGTGATGCAGGGGCTCAGATTAAACAGAATCTGGTCAACTACTCGGATGCAACTTTGTTCATTGGAACTGACGTAGTTTACTCTCGTCTCTACACGCCAATCAACAGTGTTGGTGGTTTCGCTGTAAACTCTTTGTTCATTGGAACAGCACCAAGCCCAACAGGGACAACCAACATCACAATCGACTTCGATCAGGTTGCTACAATCTCTGCTGAAAACATTATCGTCACACCTGTATAATCGGAGGATTTGTGTCTGAACTCAATCCCTTTGTTGAAGAAGAGTTCCTGAATGTGGCACGTTCGCGTGTCACAGAACAGTTCAAGAACAAACGAATTTATGACAAGTATCTGCAACTCCTGCTCTCGGGTAAAGTTGAGTTGCAAGAAATCATTAGAGACACTATGCAGCTCCGTTCTTTGGACACTGCTGTGGGTGCTCAACTTGACGTTATCGGAGATATTGTAGGACGACCTCGCGGTCTTGTAACCTCTGATATCTTCTACTACTTCGGATTTGAAGGCTCCCCACAAGGTGAATCCTTCTCTTCCACAACTGACCCTACCGTTGGTGGGCAGTGGTACTCTCTCGACGCTCCAGTTGGTATTAGCCGACCACCAAGCGACGAAGAATACAGATTGATCCTCAAAGCGAAGATCATCAAGAACCGAACACTCGCAAGACCAGAGGACGTTATCGCCGCTTACAAGTTTTTGTTCGGTACGTCTCAAGTAACTATCACTGAGTTGGCTCCAGCCGAAGTGCGTATTGGTATTGGTAAAATCCTAACCAACGTAGAACGCGGTCTGTTGTTCGACCTTGGTGGTGCTGGTCAACTACTTCCTAAACCTGCTGGTGTTAGTTATGTTTACACAGAATTCCAAGCAGGAAGGGTATTCGCAACAGATGGATTTCCCGGTGGTACTGGTACTGGTGATCTGAATGATCCATCTGTAGGTGGATTCCTGTCTAACCTCATTACATAAAGGAACAACAATGGATATTATTAAATATGATATGACGGACATTTGGGCCGTCGCTGGCGACGTAGTTGCCCCAGATTCTGTTAAAGTAAGAGCAGGTTGGGGTGTTGAAGTTGTTCCTCGTCAATGGTGGAACTGGTTCGAAAACCGTCAAGACAACAACATTGCCTACATGCTTCAAAAAGGTTTCCCTGAGTGGGATGCCACAACTGAATACATTATCAACAAATCCTACGTGCAACGTAACGGTATTGTCTATCGTGCCACTGCTACAAGCACAAACTCTGACCCAATTGCACTGACAAGCTGGGTAAAAGCTTTTGTAGAGTCTGCTCCATATCTGGAACTGCTTAAAGCCCTTTCTGTGTCCAACAACACAATGCCATACATTGATGGTACTGGAGTTGCACAGAACACTGCTACAACAGCCTACGGACGTAGTGTTCTTAACGTAGCTGACGCTGCTGCTGCTCGTACTCTGTTTGCTGCTCAAGTATCTCATGCCAACCTTACTGGTTTGTCTAGCGTGTCTGGCTCTGCCAACAACCTGCCATACTTCACTGGCTCTGGTAACATGGCTGTTACAACCTTCACTGGCTTTGCTCGCTCTCTATTGGATGATGCTGACGCTGCTGCTATGCGTGCAACTCTTGGTGTTTACAGCACAACAGAAGCTGACACAGCACTAACTAACGGACTTAACACTCGTCAGCCATTGGACGCAACACTGACAGCACTCGCTGGATTGG